AACTCACGTTCTATAAGGTCTTCTTCGTCAAAGCGATCAGGGTCAGTAGGATTCCACTCGATACTAGAGTCAGCTTCTAGCTCTCCCATTAGTGAGGGGGCTATACGATCACCGTAACGAGCTACTTGATCTTTCTTAGGGTAACGGGAGGGCCATATTCGGGTTACATATCCCTTATCTTGGAGAACATCGTAAAGGGACTCTTCTGTTTGAGGTGTCCCTAGGTAGATGATCTTAGAGGTGTCTAAAGGCTTAAGTACAGCATCAAACTCAGTTACAAGGGTCGCTAACTTCTCTCGCATCTGTTGTGTCTGAGAGTTGTTAGGAACTTCAATATCATCTGCGATAATAAGGTCTGCGCGGGAGCCTGTAAGCTGTCCTGTAATACCCACCGACTTAACACTAGGACTATGTGAGGCCATAGAACCATTTACGTTAAAGGCTATTCTGCTCCATAGTTGGTCTTTGTCGGGGATAAGGTGGGCCAGTAGTGGCATTTCCATAATGAGTCTTTGGGTAAACATAGAGAAAGCATCTGCACGTTCTTTACTTGCGGATACCACCATGATCTTTAGGTCAGGGTCGAGCATTAAACGCCACACTACGTAAGCACTCGTTATGTAGGACTTACCTACACCTCGAAAGGCTTGAATAATGGAGCGTTTAGGGCTTGTCTGAAGGTAGTCTGCTAAGTCGTACTGTACCTTTGTAGGTACTGGTAGGTTTAGTTGTTGCCATGTTAGGAATAAGAAGTTTCTAAAGTCTTGTAAGGGGTGTTTTACTGTCTCCATATAAGCTCCTTACCTTTAGTGTGCTAGAGTGTCTTGTAGATTTTCGCTAGTGAACGGTAAGGCTCCTAGAAGCCCATCTAAGGGTGAACCTAAAACTGGCATAGCGTCTATGTTGTTGTCTTTGAGAAACTTAATAGCGTTACTCATATCTGCTGGTTTAGCATCACCTGACTGCACACGGTCTAGTAGCTCTTGTGCCACTGCCGTATGCAAGGTAGATAATGTCTTTTCTAAGTTAGTATCCATTTTTACCTTTACGCCAACCTCGATTTTTAGCTTTCGATTGGATTGATAAGTTGCTTGGAGAATTGTTAGTGGGGTTACGGTCTTTATGATCTACGTCTTTACCGTCACCTTTCTTGGCAACACCTTTCTTAATTAATAATGACCTAGCCTTGTTTCGACCAGACCTGTTCTTTCGTTGCTCTGGTTTAGAGTGGTACGAATCGTATTCATGCCTGTAATTTCTAGGCTTCATTTAGTGAGTCCTTTAGATTTCTCAAAGCTTCTTAAGCCGCCTAAACCTAATAGGGACATAACAAGGGTTGTGAGTTCTGCGGAAGCTATAGAGGGGAGTTCTGCGGGAAGTGCAAAGTAAGCGTTGATGAGCCCTGCAAACGGAAGTATAAGAAACTGATACGCTAGTCCAATAGCGCAAACCCAACCGATAGCGGGTCGCCAACCAGCCACCCACACAGAAGCGTGTTTGGCAGATTCTATATTCGCCATTGCTTGCAAGTTGTGGGGTTTTTGGAGTTGTTCAGTTAACTTTAATCGAGCGTTAGCTCTTTCTTCGTCTGAAGTAAACAGATCATCTAAGCCGTCCATGACACTCCCCGCAATCCCAGCTAGGGGATTCAGAGAGGACATAATGGTTTATTCCTTGTTAGTTAAGTACCTAACCATTTAGTTAGGAAAGTAGTTCCGACACCACCTAAACTTAGGGACAACAGCATAGCACCAGCAAGGAAACCCTTACCTTTAACTAACTGCTTCTCTAAGTTATTTACCCTTTGGGATAGAATTGTGGATGTTGTATTGAGTGATTCGACTTGTTTAGTTAGGTTCTCTACAAGAGTTACTAAACGACCTGCATCATAATCTGACATTTGAGACATTGCGTTAGTAACCTTTGTAATAGACAGCAACACCAAACAAAAGACCCAAAGCAAGCAACATAACAATACCTACGTTTATCGCTAACTCTACGTCTTTCTGAATCTTTGCGTTTCTTTTAATACGTTGGTTGATTTTATCTTGCTCCTTTTCTTTTCGCTCTCTGTGCCATTCAGCCTCGAATTTTACAAAGTCACTCCACCCATTTAATCGACTTTTCTTTAGGTGGAACTCCAGCTCACTTCTCTGGCGATTCAAAGTCTCGTTGTAGTTAAAGGCTTCTAGTGGAGTTCCCCTGCTGTTAGAATCTCCAGCTTTCTCTTTTACTTTTTGAGTTGCACTTAGGTATTCATTAACTTGTGAACCCATCTCGTAGAATTGCTTGCCGTTCTTCAAAGCGGTCGATAGTGTCTTCCAGATTGCGTTGGCAATTGCGATTTCCGCTAGCATAGCCATAGCCTCCTTGAGTATTCTTGGGTTTCGTAAGGTTCCTTTGATGGTTGTACTACTAGATATTCGATTGGTCTTCGGGCTATTTGAGACACCGTTGGCTCTATGAGTAGAGCCTTCCCCTCTGGGAGAAGGGAAGTGCTTTGGTGAACTAAGGGAAGCCCTGTCGGGCTAGACCACACTTATTTTTTAACTGGCTTATTCTTTGGTGGACGGCCTTTGGTAGTACCGTATGTTCCTTTACCTTTTGGCATATCTTTTATCCTTTCTTTATAGTTAAAGCTGCTGATTTAAAATTATTAGAAGTTGGCGCACCTTGCGACCCTACTTTTCTCATAGTTTCTTTAGAGCCATTTTTAATACGTTTACGTTTAGCGTGGATGTTTGAATACAATCCCATAAAGTCTCCTATGGCGCTGTGGGCCATGTGATTGTAGTAGGGAAGTTTTCTTGTGCTGGTACTGCCCTCAAGTCAGATCGGTATGTCGTCATTTCAGAAGTCATAACCACATCAGACAAAGCGTAGAAGTCGGTAGCTGCTAAAAGACCATCACGCTTCTCACGGGCTGTTGCTGCCACTTTAGCTAACTCACTAGCTGTGTATGCTGCCTCATGCTCTGCTTTGGTAGTTGTTACACCATCATCGTCTGTCGTGTCTGAGAACTTGTCTACGACTGCCCAACCTTCTACCCAGTTGTTTAAATCATCTTGCACTGGAGCGATAGAGTTAACCTGCTGTAGTGCTGTACAGCTAGGCTGTGGTGCTGCTAGTACAGGGTCGATGTTGAGGTGAGTGCAAACGTCTGCGTCCCACACTCGTGGAAATGAAGTGTTTGCGTTAGCTCGGCGAATCTCGCCTTGAGTGCTTACGGCTGCTGTTGTTTTATTTCTGTAATTCATAGTTGATTGTTCCTATGCGATTGCGTAAAAGATAAAGGTATTTCCTGAATTACCAATAAGGCTACCAGTCATTGAAAACCCTGCTGAGTATGGGTCTATGTTATCTTGGTTGGTTACGGCAGCGTTAGTAGAGTCGAGGGATAATCGTGAGTCGTTACCTGACACAATGCCTCTAGCTGTGTCCCAGAAATACCAACTGTCTTCTGTAAGAGCTTTTATTAATACAAACCTAGCACCATTAGAAAATCCACAGTCAACATTTACTGTAACTCCAGAACCTCCAGATACAAACGTACCAACCTTACTGATACCATCTAGTGTGGCGAAGAGGTAGGCTATGTATGTTCTTCCAGAAGCATTTGTTCCAGACGCATTACCCAAGGTAAAAGATGCAGACGTTGGCTCTGTGTTGTTCCAGAAAGAGGTACTCGACTCTGCTTGGTCGTAGACGTTTAATGAGAAGAATTTTGTTGCGGTTATGGTTTTATTATAAACTGCCCAATTATCAACATCGCTTCTAGTTTTAACCCATATCATTTCTGGAACAACACCAAGCGAATGTGCTTGTGTCCTAGCAGAACCAGTACCAGAATAAGCAACTACATCCATGAAGCCTTTTGCTCGTTTCCACATCCACGCATAATCACCTGCACCTATGTTTTGGTTCCATACCCCATCATTGAAGTCAAATATGCGGTGTGAACTAAAAGTGGCATTACTTTCTGCTGATGATGACGAGGTTGCTAACTCTAAATTACCCATAAGCCTTGTGTGTAACTGTGCTGTATCCTCCGCTGCTTTTCTGAGGAAAAACCAATCTACTGGAAATCCAGAAGGCCATTGGGTTCCGTTCCACTGACTTATAGCAAACACATCAGTAGCAGCTTCTGGCTCGACCATCATCGGCGCACGAATTGCCATGTAGATTGTTTCAACTCCAGAGGTGTTTATAGAGATACTAGAAGATTTAATTTGAAACCCTGTAGAAGTTAATTGAAGTTTTTCACTTTTATCTTCTGCATTGGTAAGGTTTGGGTAAAGTCTTGCATCATCACTACCCGCAGTAATTCCTCTCATACTGTCCCACATGTTCCAGTTGTTTGAATTTACTACTTTTGTAATTAAAAACTGAGGTTCCCAACCTAAGTTAACTACAGGGCCATTAGCGTTACCATTGCCAGTATAACTCCCGCACTTAATCATCTGGTCATCAGCATCTTCTGAGGAGTTGTCAGCGAATAGGTAGGCAACGTAATTTTGTCCATTTTTATTGACGTTTGTAAGTCCTACTCTAAACTGAGTATCTGTGTGACCACCTAAATTACCAGCCCACCTTGTATTATTGTTAGTAGATGCCGCACTAGTGTTTAAATCTAAATACTTAGAACCACCTAAATCTTTATGAAACACAGGCCAGTTTGATGCCGATGTAAGTTGCTTGACTATAATCATTGCTGGAACACTACCAAGCGAATGGTTAATTAATCGTCCAGAAGTTTCATTTCCTGCATAGGTTACAACATCAAAGAACTTTTCCTTCTTACGGAATGTCCATGAGACTGAACTTACATTATTAGTATTAGCCCCAGTATGATAACCTTGATTTAAGGTAAACCCGTTAGAGTTAAAATTAGTTAAGTCTCTAGGG